TGTCTCGTAACCTCATAACCTAATGATCATAATTATCTTGTATCTTATTAGTTAATTTTTAACATTTAAAATTTATTTGTGCTATAATGGTATTGTAATTGAAAAAGGAGTGTTTTATTATGAATAAATATTATGAATTAAATAAAGATTTAGATACTTGTACTATTATAGTATCTTCTTTAGGTTATGGAAAATGTTTTCATGAAATTAAAAGATTAAGAAAATTGTATGAAAATAAAATTAAAGACCTTCAAAAGAAAGCAGAACTAGGAGACCACTACAAGCATTTATATAGTGAAGTAAAGAAACAAAAAGATGATTGTATTAAATATATACATAAAGAACTTGATAGATTTGATTGTGAAGGAAGTATGTCAATTTCTATGAGAATTTCATATTTTGAAGAAGAATTATTAAGAATGTTAGGTGAAATAGATGATAGTAATTAACGTAAAAGATATTTTAGCAATTATTTTGATAATTATTTTAATACTAATATGGAGATTAAGTACAAAATAAGGTAGGTGAAATAGATAATGAATGATAATAAAGATACAATAGAAGATTTATTTAATAGATTAGGAGAGCAAGAAAAACAAAATGTTATAAATTATGCTTATTTATATGATGACATAAGAGGATTAATAGGAGAAATACGACAATTACAATCCAACTGGAATAGTTTAAGAGAGTGGCTAAAAAATAAAATAGATAATTTTCAAGATGATGTTAGCGAACCAATATTGCATGAACAAATGACAATGAGAGTAATTTATGAATATATGGAAAATTTAGATAAAATGAACGAATTAGAAGGAGATGTTAAAGAATGAAAAAACTAATAATAGGAAGTATTTTAATACTATCATTAACAGGATGTAATAAACAAATATTAGATCTAGATTATGAATTTGATGAGGTAGTATGTAATTATGATGGAGATAAATTTGTATTAAAAATTGATAAATGGAATGATTATGACGGAGAACAGATACAGGTAATTAGTAAAGGTAATACTTATTTATTATCAACTAATAAATGTTATTTAACTAAGGATGGTAATAAATGATTCATGACTATATAATAATATTTTCTAATATGGTAGGATTTGTAATAGTTATAATAATTTTGTATTATATATTTAGAAGGTGATATTTATGAAAAGAAGAATCAAGAATAAAATAGCAAAAAGAAAAGGATTGATACAAAGTGTATCTAGACTAGAAAAAAGTAAATATCAGAGGGATAGAAGAAAGTTAATAAATGAATATAATGAAAATATAAGAAAAGTAAACAGACAATTAACAAGAATAAGAAGAGAGTTTGGAAGTTTACAATATTCAAGTAAAAAACTAGTAGAAGATATAACAGCAAGAAAAAATTTAAGAAAAGCATACAATTTAAAAAGTGGACGTATACAAATAAGAAAAAGTTTAAGTAATACAGATTTAAGAGATTTAAACATATTATTAAATAAATTTTTGAAAACTAAAACGAGAACAGTAGCAGGAATAAGAGCAAGACGTGAATCTGCTAAGGCTGGGCTTAAACAGTTAATAGGAGATGTTGATACTGATATTGATGATGAATCAATAGAAGAGTTTGCAAGAACATTTCAAAATGCAGATTTTAAATGGCTTACAAGATATGGAATTGATGAAAGTGAGTTTGTTAAAATGGTTCAGGCTAGTGTAAGTGATAGATGGACAGAAGGATATTTTGTAGAAACTCTTGTTGATTATATGAATATAATACCAGATGAAGATATGAAAGATGATTTAGTTGGATTATATAATAAATATGTAAGGGGTAATTATTTTGGGTTATAATGATCTATTACAAAGATTACAAACTACATAAATATAAAATAGATAAAAATTATGATTCAACAATATATACATTTGATATAGAAACAACTTCATATCTAATATTAGATGGTAAGATATATAATAATATTGATTATTTAAATTTAAGTGAAGAGGATAAAAAAAGAAGTATAAAGCAAGCTAATATGTATATATGGATGCTAGGAGTAAATGATACTATTTATTATGGTAGAACTTGGAATGAGTTAGTAGAGTTTATTAGTTATTTAGATGAACTAATTGATGCTAAAAAGATGATATTCGTTCATAACTTAGGATTTGAGTTTCAGTTTTTAAAGAGTGTATTTAAAATAGAATCAGTAATGGCTCGAAAGTCGAGAAGACCAATGGCAGTAAAATTATTAGATTATAATATAACTTTTAGATGTACTTTATTCATGACTAATTGTAAGTTAGAAAAATTAACAGAAGTTTATAAATTAGATGTAAAAAAGTTAGTAGGAAATTTAGATTATAATAAACTAAGGCATAGTAATACACCTTTAACTGATTTAGAGTTATCTTATTGTGAGAATGATTGTTTAGTAATATACTCCTATATTAAGTATATGTTAACATTATATAAAACAATTGATAAATTACCATTAACTTCTACTGGACAAGTAAGGAGAGAGTTAAGAAATATAACTTTAAAAAACTATAATTATAGAAGAAAAGTATCACGTGCAGTAAATACTAATCCTCATATATATAATATGCTAAATGATGCTTTTATGGGTGGATATACACATGCTAATTATATTTATACAGATACAATAGTTGAAAATATTACATCATTTGATTTTACTTCATCATATCCTTTTTGTATGACTACCTTTAAGTTTCCGATGTCAGAGTTTAGAAAGTGTAATATTAAAAAAGAGAGTGATATGATAAAAGGATTTGCTTATTTAGTTAGAGTTATATTTTATAATTTAAATAGCAAATATGATAATAATTTTTTAAGTGCATCACGATGTAAAAAAATAAAAGGTGGATTTTATGATAATGGTAGAATTATAAAAGCAGAATATGCTGAGATAGTTTTAACTGATATAGATTTTAAATTAATATTAAAAACTTATAATGTAGGGCATTATGAAATAGTTGAGTCCTTTTATAGTTTATATAGTTATCTTCCAAAAGAATTAATATTATTTATATTAGAAAAATATGTTAAAAAAACAGAATATAAAGGAATAAAAGAAAAAGAACTATTATATAATTTAGAGAAGGCTAGATTTAATAGTATATATGGAATGAGTGTTACAAGAACTATAGCAGATAAGGTATTATATGAGGAAGAATGGAGAGAGATTCCACTAACAAATGAAGAGATAATAGATGCTTTAGAAAAAGAAAAAAAGACTGGATTTCAGTCTTTTGCATGGGGAGTATGGGTTACATCAATAGCACGTAAAAATTTAATTGAAAATATAATTAATTTAGATAAATGGGCTATATATTCTGATACAGATTCAATTAAATTATTAAATGGATTTGATATGTCTATTATAGATTCTTATAATGAAAAAGTCAAGAAAAGACTAAAATTTACTAGTAGTATATTAAATATTCCTTATAATAAATTTGCTCCAGTTGATATTAATGGAGTATCACATCCACTTGGATTATTTGAGATGGATGCTAAGTATAAAAAATTTATAACACAGGGAGCGAAAAAATATGCTTATGTAGATCTAGACAATAACATAAAAATAACAGTAGCAGGAGTACCAAAGAAAGCATCAAGTGAATTAAAAGATTTAGATCAGTTTAGAGATAACTTTATATTTTCATATAAAAACACTAATAAACATTTTATAGAATATAATGATAATCAGTTTGAAATAGAAATGACTGATTATTTAGGAAATAAATGTACTATTAAAGATAAATCAGGTGCAGGTTTGTATCCATGTGAATATGAACTAGGTAAAAGTTTAGATTATATAGAACTTATAACAGACAAACATAGTAAATATAGTGTATATAATGAAGGTGAATAAGATGGAAAGCAGAGATTTTATAAATAATTATAGAAAGATTAAATTAAAACATATATGTAGAAAAATTAAAGTAAATTATTCTAATATATTAAATGGACGTGCTAGTGAAAAATGTTTTGATAAAGTAAAAAATGAACTTGATAAAGAAATAATAAATTTATATAGAGGTAGCAATGAGTAAGATACAAAGATATTATGATATTAGTAAAATATTATCTAAAAATGCTAATATTAATATTATATATGGAGAAAAATCTAATGGTAAGAGTTATCAAGTTAAACATGAAATAGGAGTTAAACATTATATTAAAACAGGGAATAAATTTATTTTAATGAGACGTTGGAACGCAGACGTTACTAATTTATGGATAGAACAATATTTTAAAGATGTAAATGTAAAAGAATTAACTGATGGTAAATATGAATTTATAACAGTTTATAGAAAAGTTTTATATTTTGGTAATTATGATGAAAAGAAAGCAAGAGTTACAAAGGATGAGGCAATTGGATATGTAATTGCACTATCTACTGAACAACATATGTCCTCAGCATCATTTTTGGATGTAGATACAATTATATTTGAGGAGTTTTTTGAAAGAGGGTGCTATATTAAGGATGAACCGTCAAGACTAATGATATTTTATAATACAGTTGATAGAAAAAGAGGTACTACAAGACTTTTTTGTGTAGGAAATACTATTTCTAAAGTAACACCATATTTAAAAGATTGGGGATTAATGAAAATAATAAAAAACTTGAAACAGGGTGAAATTGAAACAGTAGTAGTACATAATGAAGAAAATGATGTAAAAATTGCTATTGAATATTGTAGGTCAAGTGGTGGTAAAACAATGGCAATAGGTAGTGCTAAGTCAATGATAGATAAAGGAAGTTGGCAAAGTAAACCTCAACCTCACTTGCCTAAGTCAAAGAATATGTATAATATATTATTTAGAATAGGTTTTTTATATCAGGGATTTAAATTTTTAGGTGAATTTTTACAAGATAAAGAAGATTATACTAACTGTTGCTGGTTTATATTTCCATATGAAAATGGTAATTTTAAAAATGATTTAATAGTATTTTCAGATGAGATTAATACAAGTCCATATTATCAAAAAGATATTTATAGACTAACATTTAAAAATGACAGAATAGAAAATTTATTATATAATACATTTAGAGAATCTATGATATTTTATTCAGATGATCTAACTGGTACTGATTTTAAGTCAGCAATAGATTTTATGATAAGGAAGTGATTAAAAATGAAATTAGGAAGTGCAATTTATATTTTAAGAAAATTACAAACAGTAATAATTAATAATATGAGTTTAGATAATATTGATAAACAAGAAACTTTTTATGCAATATCTACAATTATAAAAGAAATAGAAAGGAAGTATGATAATGATGAACAGTAAAATAATTTTAGCTAGTGGAATAAAATTAGATAGAGAATATAAAAATGTTCTTAATTATAGTGAATCTGATATGTTAGCACTAGTCAATGCAAATAAAACAGCAGAATCTAACAACTATAGTTTTATAAGAGATACAGGATCAATTCAGACTGGATTTAATTATAATACATGTCTTTCTTCTAATTATATGGCTTTTCAAAATACGGATTATTCAGGTAAATGGTTTTTTGCATGGATTGATAAAGTTATATATAGAGGGGATAACAATACAGAAATTTATTATACAGTAGATGCTTGGAGTACTTGGTTTTCATATTGGAGTGCGTCTCCTTGTTTTGTAATAAAAGAGCATGTTAATTCTGATAATGTAGGAGAGCATACAGTACTAGAAGGATTAGAAACAGGTGAATATATATGTAACTCTCATGTTATAGATGATGCTATGGATGATATTGCTAGTGATTTAATGTACATAGTATCTACTACACTAGACTTATCATCATCTAGTCCATCATCAACTAACAAGTTTACTATGGCAGGAGTAAGAAAATATAATGGAATTGCATCAGGCTGTGTATATTATCCAATTTTTAATGCAAGTGATATTGCAACAGTTTTAACAGCAGTATCAGAAAAAGGACAGATTGATGGAATCAACGGTTTATTTATGGCTCCTCGTACATTTTTAGGAACAGGTACAGGACCAGAAGTACCAGAATCTGATAATGCTATTACTTATAATAATTCTATTTCAAAAATGACTTCTTTAAATGGTTACACTCCAGTTAACAAAAAACTTTTATGTTATCCTTATAATTATTTACTTATTTCTAATAATAATGGTATGAGTAATATTTTACATTATGAAGATTTTTCAACAGCAACATGTAATTTTAAAATTAGTATGGCTATTACTCCAGGTTGTTCTATTAGAATGACTCCACTAAATTATAAGGGAATAGCTGAATATGATGAAGAATCTATCAACATGGGTAAATTTCCAATATGTTCTTATCCTGTTGATATGTATACTAATTGGCTTACTCAAAATTCTGTTAATGTTGCTGGTGTTACTATGACAACAGATGATCTAAACATGGCATCAGCTGGTATTAATGGTACTTTAGGAAGTATTGGTTCTTTTGCAAGTGGAGATATAATGGGTGGTATAAGTTCAATTGTTAATTCTGGTATTTCTATAACTCAATCTATGATAGCAAAAAAACAGCACTCATTAACACCACCTCAAGCAAGAGGTAATTTAAATGCTGGAGATGTAATTACTTCATCTAATAAAAATAACTTTCATTTTTATAAAATGAGTGTGAGAGCTGAGTTTGCTCGTATGCTCGACGCTTATTTTACAAGATTTGGCTATACAGTTAATACTTTAAAAACTCCAAACATTACAGGAAGACCTAACTGGAATTATATTCAAATAGGTAGTGGTGAAAAAGTAGGATATGGTACTGTTCCAGACGCATACATGAATGTTATTAACACAGCTTGTCAAAATGGTGTTACAATA